CAGCCATTCTTATATCACCACATCTATTCCTACAAGTTCACATCTATTCCTATCATATCTTATATGTGTTTGACCAGAACTATTTTAATAATTCTAATGCTGATTCTCTTGTTTCCTTATTGCGGCGTGTCCAACCCGTACCAAACGAATCAAAGGTCTTGAGGCCCTCATAAAAACCTTGTCTTTTGTCATGCATTTTTTCTATAAGTTCTCTGGGTTCGTGTTCCGCAATAAGTTTTAAAGTCATGGGACCAATGCCCCCGTCCTGTGTTGCACCAATAATACCTTGCAACGCTTTAGCACTTCTCCCTACCCCGCTATTAACGGCCCAATCAAACACGCACCAATCAACTCCACTGGGTAAATCATCTCCTTTGCAACGATCCCAATACTGATTTTTATAGATTGGAGCTACTTTCTCTGGAGTTAAATCCCTCATGTCTTGTTCAGACATTTTTCTGCCAACCCATTTTTCATAGACCATACGGGTGACACCGAAATTAGTCATTCCTCCGGGATCTCGCGGGTGGTTTATGAATCCACCTTCATGGTGCAAAAGCATTTCTAAACATTTTTCAAAGTTTTCTTGCATATAATATCCTCATACAAACAAAGTTTTCTTGCGTCTATTATTCATAACCGCTCCGCAACCCTTTGCAATGCGACGGTCCCCAGTTTTTTGTATTTCTCCGCCGTTTCGTGCAAAGGTAACCTTTGCGTTTTTTGTATTTTTAACAACCGTCTTACCCTTAGACCCTTCTTTTTTCTTTTTCTTCGCTGTAGAAGCTCTCTCAGATTGACTCAAACTGTTTGCCTTACTTCGTGGTAAACAACGGTCTGGATTTTTCTTGTCTTTAGACGTACCGCATTTTCCTTTAATCTTTCCGTCCGTGCCTATTCTAACCCAATCTTGCTTGACCCAATCTTTCAAAGCTCCCATTAGGTTTTTCCTTTGGATTTCTTTGCATAGTTGGGATCTTTACAATACTTGGAAGCTGCCATGTTTGCATAAGCGCTTGGATAGGTATCAAAAGTTCTTTCCGCCCAAGCCTTACCTTTAGGACAAATTTTGCTCCCTTTACTTTTTTTAGAAGCTCCCTTAGATTTTTTTGAGTAATTCGCCATCTCTACGTTTTTCATCCTCTCTTCGCATACACTTTAAACATACTTCCTTCATGGTAATCCATTTTTTTTTAATCGTGTATACCCAACATGTTTTTATTTCATTGCCACAGACAATACAAACGTCTTCTTCTATTTTGTCAAACCCTTCTGCTTCTCATATGTCCTAAGTCCACCAATTCCAAGCATACCTCCCAAAACCGTGAGGAGGGTAGACATGTCAAATTCAGGCAGTTCAGGTAAATCTACTCCAGAGGCCGTTAAGACAAAAACTAAAATAGGTTGTAGTACAAAATGATACGCAAAAGCAACTCCAGATGTCCAACCGATAAAGGGCCTCCAACCACCTTTAAACAAACTGCCAGAAGCAGCCTCTGCTTTGTTTATATCTAACTGAGCCAGTAAAGCTTGCTGTGCATGTGTGTCAGCCATCGTGCTTAGTTCAAAAGCCAACTTAGCCTTCTGATCTTTATCCTCTATGACCTTGTCAAGGATGCCAGAAACCGGTCCTATTAAACTAGATATTAAACTCATTAGCCTTTTCCTTTGGAGACGCTACAATAGTAAAGTTTACACTAAAAGATCGTCTTTCGCCAACAGTTTTAAAAGGATACACACAGTGATGTAAATGTGCAGGAAAAACAATAAAATCTCCTACACTAGGTTTCATTAAAAAGTTCGATCCTTCGTGATTCGCGGCCTGACCGTGAACAAACTGAATATGTCCGTTTGAGGGATGATGATCCTTGTAGTCTTCCTCCCATTCCTTTTCAATTCCTTTGGGTAGTTTTAAATATCCAACGCAAGAAAGAAGGGAACCTTGGTGTGTATGAACAGGGTTGTATTCATTTTCAAACTGTCGAACAAACCAACCACTTGTTATCTCTAGCCTATAGTCAAGCGTGTCGGGGGTTAAATTTCTCATTCCCATAGAGGTATATAATTCTGCGTGACTTTGATACTTCATTAAAAAAGTTCCAAATTCGTCTGACCATGCTTGATTTATTTCGTCCGTAAATCGTAATTCTTGACTCACTTTACCGACCAGATTGTGAGACCAATCCTCCAAGGTATCGTTCATGGACGTATTCATTTTGTCTACAAACGAAGGTGTCATTTTTTTATACCCCATAACAGGACTAAAAGGAGTTATTATTTCTTCATCATTCTTAGGGGTGTATATGTTTGCCATTTTTTATTTAAATAAAGACCCTAAACCATTAGATAAGATAGAACGAGCAAAAGGAGAGTCGATAGTTCCTGACCGTTCTAAAGAGGGTGTAGTGTTTAAATTATGTAAGGGACTTCCTATCGGAACTCCTAACGATACTTTTCCTCCAAGGTTAGTTCCTGAACCTAAATCGTTTAAATTTATATTTGGAAAAGTTTTCTGTGTCAAATCCTGAACCTGTTGAATATAAGGATCAATTTTTTGTGAAAACTCGTTTTCATTTTGAGATCGTACACTATTAATAATTGGAGCTAACAATTTATTCAAAGACCCTATCCCCTGAGACTGAGACAGATACATGGATTGTAACTCACTCATGGAAGGAAACCCTTGATCTCCTACTGGTGCGGTAACCTCAACGGGTTCCGCTTGCATTGGTGTATCCATAGAAGGGGAAAGACTATTTCCAAAAGGATTAATATTGTTCATATTGTATATACTCATTTAGTCATCTCCACTTCCGATTTTGTTTTGGAAGTAGAACCCGAAGTTTTACTAAAACCAAAGTATGCTCCAACTAAACCACTTAAAGCTATGTATTGTGTCATAATGGCTCCATCTGCATGAGCCATCCTTATTGGATCCCAAATTGTAGCTATTGTCGTCATAGCCATAAGAAAAAGAGCTATGTAACACATAATTCGTCTGTTGCTCTGATAAGCTTTCTTGTCTGGAACCATTTCATTCATTTTACTATCATCCATGTTGGAGGTGGAGGTGTTATTGAATCTAAGTACGCAAGCAATAGTAACGCAATCGTATAAAAAATCAACTGACTAGGGCTTAAACTCAATTGCTGCCCAGATTAACAAACCCCCTCCACCTATTGTTATACTTAATCCTAAAAGTATTGATAAAACATTTAATATTCTGTTTTTACGAGCCACCGCAGCGTATTTAGACTGTCTATCTCGTTCCGCTGACTGCACCCTCATACGTTTAAAGTTTGCAACTCCAGAGCTACCTCTGGATTCCCAAATAATTTTTTCAAGCTCTTTTTCCATATCCAGAGCTTTATAATATGCCGTTAATTCAGATAATGGATCGTTTTTATTTCCAGACTTTTGAGCCGCCTTTGTTCCATCAATAAAATCAAAAACCTTGTTGAGGTCTTTGCCCATAGCAGAAAGGTCCTTACCCAAGGCTATTCCCTTTTTAAGAGCCGTAAATGAGATAAGAGCTAGTGACAGAGGATCCATAACCCTATTTACCCACGCTTCGCCGCGCCCATGCCACGGGATACCACCTTTGCACCACTGGTCGCCATAGGAGCCGACGTTTCCTTACCGTGGTTCGCGTAAGGTATTTTACCTTGATTTTTTATTTCAGCAAACTCCACGGCCTTTGGTGCGGGGCCGGGGGTGTTTGTTACAATTTTAACTTTTGCCATCATTGCGTCCTTTTTGATTGAAGTTTAAGTAGTTCCTTCTCGCGTCCCGCGTCGATACGAGCTTGCGTTATATCCGCCTGTGCCTGAAGACGCTTGTCGAACTGTTGACCACGAAGATCCTGACCCCGTTGATCCAAAGCCAACTTCTGTTGGTCGATCTGAGTATCGGACTGTTCCGCCTGTGCCTTGATCTGTAGTTCCTGCTTCTTGAGTTCCACAAGTGGATCGGGTTGACCTGCTCCAGAAAGCTGACCACTAAGTTCTTTAACCTTTTGTAGCCCCTGTGCAATCATTTGCGCCGTAATCGCTTCCAACTGGACGGGGTCAGAACCCGCACCTTGTTGTTGAGCCATTTGAACAGCCTGTTCTCTGGCCTGTATTTGAACATGTTCCATAATGTGCTTTTGAAGCGAAACCGCCAAGGCAGGATTATTAGACACCATCTGACTTGAACCAAATACCATATGTGCCATAATGTGCGCTTCATGGTTTTGACCTTCAAAAGCATTGAGGGGAGCCATGTCCAAAACATTTATATTCTCCTGTGCGGGATCAAGGGGTAACGGTTCATCTTCTGGAACGTTCTTTAAGATACGATCTATATCGCGAACGCCAAGTGATTCGTACATGTCGTAATACACTTCATACATATTGTGCATCTCTGGAGCCTGCGCGGCCAGTTGCATCTTCGTCTGAGCCAAGGTGATTCGTTGCGCCTGACTAAACACATTCGGATTAGATACGGGGACAACGTCCACACGGTCATCAAAATCCTCAGACTTGACCGACGCTTCGGCGCCCTCAACAGAATACGGATACTCGTCGGGTAGACTTTCCGACATAACCTTTGCTAAAAGTTTAAACTCCACCTTGGTCGAGTAGTGAAGACGCTTATGCACGGCAGACATAACCCGTGAGCCTTGTTCAAGCATGGCTATGGTTGTACCTACCGCCGCCTGCTGATTGCCGTCACCCACCTTCATATCGGTTATAGTGGCAAAACGTTGTCCTGCAGCCACAACAAAGCCCAAGAGTTGAAACAACGTCTGGTCGGGTCCTTTAAACGGCAGCGGCATGAGACTATCACGGATAGCCCCACCGGGAGCATCGACGTCACGAAACTCACCGGGCTGAAGAGGTTCGTCGTCGTCCCTGATCCGTAGACCACGGGCTTTGAACCCTGCGGGGAGGTTCGACAGGGTTCCCGCGTCGATCAACTGCCTCAGTGCCGCCGTGGCGGTCCTTGAGAGACCACCAATCGTGTGAATGAGACCCAGTCCGTAAAAACCAAAGCCCGGAAGGAATTTATAATGCACAAAATATTGAATCTTGCGCTTTTCCTCGTCCCCTTCACGATAATTCCGACGAATGGACAATATTTTTCCGTTGTCCTGTGATATTGTTACAACATATGGGATTTTTATTCCTGTAAATTCCCCATCTTCGTCCTCATCTTCAAAACCATCCAAGTCTAAATCGGCATGAACCTCCAAAACCGTGCAGTCATAGTCAATTGAGGACCCCGAAACGCCCTCCAAGCTTTCCAATTCGGACGATAAGCTGCTATATTCGCCCTGTGCAGGGATAACAGGGATGTCTAAATAAAACCCTGCAACCTGTTTTTTGCGTAAATCGTTCAAAGACATGCGAATCACCTGCGTAATGTTCGGACATGTCTCCAAATCAGAGGTCTCATACGGTACAACAAGGTGTTCTGCGGGTACAAACTTACTGACCGCACGACCCAACGTCTCATCAAAGTACACTTTTTTAAAGGTACTGCCCGCAAGAGGCAGATAAAACAACATTTGATCCAGTTCAGGAGTGTATTCCTCCATAACGTTGGTAATATAGTAATTCATAAACTGCTTAACACGTTGAGCCTGCTTTACTTTAGCATGGCTTTCCGACCCCATAACCGCGGTCCGCACTGGACCACCCGCAGGAAGCATCTCATTAAACGCCTGCGCCTGAAATTGTGTGGCCGCTTCGGCTAAAAGAGGGTGGGTCACGCCCGACGCACCGCGAAAAGGCTGTGTTCGCTCCTCATAATTAAAACCAAGAAGCTCCAAACCATTGGAATAAGTATCCTCCCAATCTTGTCGGCTTGCTTTATTTGACTGAAACTCACCTAGCAAGTCCCCCGCTACGCGCCCAAGCTCCCCATCATCCATTGTTTCGGCTAAATTATCATAAAAGCCCACTTCATCCGTGTTCATATTCGGATCAAAGTCAATAACAACACCGCCATCCTCTTCCGCGGTAATTTCTATATCAGGACCCTCCCCGTCGGTCATCGCAATGATTTCCGTTTCCTGAGACATAGGTAATTCAAGTTCTATCTCTGCACGAAGATCCTCTTCATCCAGTTGAGCAGGCACATTCCTGTCCATTAATCCCGCTTGCGGGGTTGGTTTCCTTGCCATTAAAGTCTCCTTTTGGCTAACTTACCATAGGTCGAAACATATTTCTAGCCGTATCGCTTAAAGATCCAACGCCCTCATGGCTGTATCCACGCTCCGCGACACCGCCGTGCCGAAAAGAACTATATTTGATTTTTAAAAGAAGTTCTTCAGGCAATGTAAAATTATCAAAATTACTATGTGCTTCTAAAAGATAATCCCTAGCTACCTTGTCACCGTCCAAAGCTCTTGGAATTAAAGACTTATTATAGTAATCTATCATATGAGGCGGAGTAATTCCCGCACCTTTGGGAGTTCCACCCCCCGCAAGACTTACAATACCGCCAGAAAAAGCTGTTTGGATTATGCCCATACTTCTTAATATTTCAATTTTTCCCTCCCTGTCGCTTACACCATGTATAACGGACCTTGGATCTAACAAAACATCAATCGGTATGCTTCTAATGTCCGTGCCGGCAGGCGGTAATTCGGGAGTAATTCCTTGACCTTTAGGCGTTTCGGCCATCCGAATAACGTCGGTATCCTGACGATCTTTTAGTCTTTCTGGAGATATGAGCATCTGAGGATCCATTTCGTCAGTTTCATAATCTTCAAAATAATATCTTTCTCCGTCGCGAATGTTTCCGTCATCGATAACCCCCATTTTATTTCTAAAAGGTTCTCCACCCTCCTGCAAACTTACAACCCCTCCCTCATTAAATACAGGCATGGGATCTTCACTTATATTGTAGGTGGGAGCAAGACCCCTAAAGTAAGACTGTGATCCGTAGTCCACGGTGCTTGGAACTAAAACATTGTTCAACGAACCTCTGTTAGAGTACATCGTGCCAAGAGTTCCTTCAAGTCTACCCAGATCTGTTCCCCCACCGCCATCAATTACACCATCCCCGTCAGTAACAATGGGATCCGTAACAATGGGATCCGTAACAATGGGATCCGTAATATCTCCGCCACCCCCGCCACCGCCACCGCCACCGCCACCGCCACCGCCACCGTCACCAAGTCCACCCGATCCTAAATCAACCCCGCCGATTGAGTAAATGTCCTGTCCTGTGTCGCCAAATATTTCATAGTCGCTCGTATCGTTTGAAATATCTAAAGTGTTTAGGGATCCATTTAAATCATCATATCCAGAATAATATTTACCGCCCGTCTGATCAAAAGGTTCTACCGCCAATTCATCCGGAGTAATATTTGCTTTGTGATTTCTTGCAGCAATAGAGTATTCAGATAGATTTTCTGAATTTAGTGTTCCTAAACCATCTCCTGAAAAAACTTCACCAATATCGGAAAGACCCATACTTACTCGCATGGAAACAGGCAAATTGTAGTAATCTTCTACAGAGATCTCAAGAGCTTTCGCTTCTTTCTCAACTTGATCCCTAAGATCCCCCACTCTACCGCCAGTGCGTTGTCCAAACGTTTCTGAATTAACGTCCCTGTCAATTGTACCAAAAAAAGCATCATCTTTTTTATCGTCTCTTCTCTGTTGGTCTATAGTGGCTGCGTATCCTTCTTGTACGACTTGACGCTCCTCGTTATTCATTAAGGCGTAATCTATACCATCGACTACTCTGGCAACAGCGGCTTGCCTATTACTAATACCGCCCGTGACCGCGCCCGGTACTTTGGTCGCCTCTCGCCACTCATCCAGAGTAACACCATACTTTTCAAGCACATCCGTTGTTTTCGTCCCATCATTAAAAAAAACTATTCGGTCATCATTTCGGTTTTTTGTTTTTGTACCTAATCCAACGGTATCCGTTAACTCTTTAAGTTCCTGCGCGGCCAGTTGTATATTTGTAAGTTCCGTTGTTTCCGCTTTCGGGGACCCCGTGGAAAAACCCGCGTTACCAAGATTGTTCGTATCTTGGGCTAAATTTACAGGAAGGTCGTTGTTTATTAAATTTTCAGCAACCGTCGTTTCTACGATAGGTACAGAGGTAGTCGTGGTGGGAGGAACATAACCCCCCTTGCTAGGATCATAGGAATACCCGTCAGGAATATGTGCAGGCCTTTCCGTCAATCCTGATTGCGCCAACATTTCCTGTTCACTATATATCATAGGAGGTTCTCCTTTTTTCTTACGGAAAATAAAATATTGTTTTTCGCATCATAACCGAAAAAGAATATACTTGTCACCCATAATATACAGGCATCTTATAACTTTCCTTCTCCTCACCCCAATCGTCCGTCGGCAATCCTATAAAGTTTCCCTGACGATAGCGCATCAATGCCTGTGTCATGCTATCCACCAAATCATCATACTCCCCATTCGGAAACGCCGCCACCTCCTCAATCAACTCATCCGCAAAAGGATCCTCTGGCGCCCAAACCATGCCCGCCTCAAACAAAGGCGAAACCGAATGAACCCGCGTCACCTTATCGTTTCCTTTACTGGGCGTAAAATTTACAACAGGAATGCCCATGTTCCGCAGTTCGTGGGTCAAAGGCAACCCACTCGCCTTGGCTTCCACAATAACCGTGTCGGGGTCCCAGTACTTATATTGATCCAAAGCCATAGCTTTCAACTCTGGAAAATCCCATCGCCCCTTATGACTGTCCAAAAGAATCAAAGCAGGAGTATCCCCCTCCTTTGGATAAAAAACGCCCCACGTTGTTATCGCAGAATAATCCGCCGTCTCCTTCTTGCTAAACGCCGTATCGTAACTCTGTATCACAAATTCCAATTGCGGGATCTTTTCCTTCTCCCAACGCATCCACCACTCCCGCTTAATAATCGCGTTCTCTTCCCCCGTAGGATTTTGCTGATACTGCGCGTTCCACTTACTCGGAGGTATCGACGCCTTCACCGCCGTTAAATCGCCCAAGGACCAATACTCAGGCCAACACGGCTTCCCATCCTCAAAAATAGCAGGCAACTCCACAACCTCCCACTGATCCGCTAATGGATCTTTTGCCTGCGCCTTCAAAAGTTGTCCCGTTAAATCCTTCTCCGACCATCGCGTCTGGACCAAAACAATCGACCCGCCCGGCTGAAGTCTCTGTCGGGGACCCCCCGTATACCAATCCCACGCATCCTCAAACCCATTCGCCGACATCGCCGTCTGCTCCGAATGCGGATCATCTATAATCACCAAATCTCCACCACGGCCCGCTAAGTTCGATCCAACACCAACAGCATAATACATCCCACCCTTGTTCGTGTCCCACCGCCCAGAGGCCTTGCTGTCCGACGCAAGCTTTACTTCAGGAAACACCGTATTGTAATCCTCCTGCTCCAACAAATTCTTGACCTTCCGACCAAAATTTACAGCCAGTTCCGTCGTGTGTGTCGCCTGAATGATCTTCATTCGCGGATTACGGCCCATCATCCAAGCAGGAAATAAAAACGACGCAAACTCACTTTTCGTGTGCCTCGGAGGCATATTAATAATAAGCCGTTTCAATTGTCCGTTAGAGACTCTCTCCAACTTCTCCGATATTATCGCATGGTGTCGCCCTGCAATAAAGTCAGGCCACATAGCTTTGACAAACGATAAAAAATTATTTTTACAGGCCTCGTTCTTCTCCAGATAAGCTAATCTCAATTCGAGTTTCAGCCTCTCCGAATCCATATTCTCGTATCTCGAACTGCTCATCGGGGACCCTAAACTCCTGTATATGCGACTTTATACCGTTTTATACTATAAATTTTTTGATATCAATTTTTATATGATTATTTGTCACGAACATGGCCCAAGCCCTCGCCCCGCAACACATGGGCGGCGGCGCGCGGATCGCGGTAACTCACTGATTTATAACG